TAGCTTGTAACTTAGCTACATCTCCTTGCAATTCGTTTTTATAAGTAGTCATCCAATCGTTATTATCCCATATACCTACTCTCAACTTTTCTAAGTTATCTGTAATGGAGTCAACTTTATCTTTAGTTTCACTTACATGTAAATGTTTAATTAAAATATCATGTCTATATTTTACTCTGTTTAATGTACTATAAACAACTTGGCACCATGTGTCTTGATGAATGTTTTCAATATAAGGTTCAACAAAGTAACCTAGTNTATCAACACACTTTTTATGTACAAAGAAATTAACACAAAATGGTTTAACTTGTNCATATTTGTTACCAGGTCCTCTCATACCATCATTACAATGAACCATTAATACATTATCTTTTGGTCCATTTTCAAATTCTTTCTTTATTTCTACATCCCAATCTTGAGTTAAGAATGTCATATCATCGCCAATCATAGCGTAGATATCTACATCTGGTGTTTGTTTTACCATTTCATTCCACATTTTAGATAAACCTAAAAACTTACCATTATTTTTAAATGTAACAATTCTAACAAAAGGTAAGTTATGTTGAAGATAGTTATAGTACTTCTTTATTGGATCATCTTCATCTACACCAAGCACTAAGTAAACACCGTCTGTTTTAATAGATGTAATTAAACTTGCAATAAGGGTTAGTAATTTGTTTCTCCTATTACGTGTAGGACACATTAATGCAATTTTCATTCAAACCACTTCTCCTTATAAGTGCTTTCTAATCCGTGAGTCATATCAGTTAATTTATCTCCTAGTAATTTATGACTACTGAACCCTTTATGTGTTATCATTGCTTCAGGTATAAGTGCATGCTTTAAATTGTTCTTTTTAAGCAAGTTAGCATAATCATTATCTTGATACCAGAATTTAAACGTTTCATCAAACTTACCAATTTTATTTAAAGTATTATGTGTTAAACCTATACAGCAACCCGTAACATGAACTCCAATATCATAACCTTCAATTGGATCTTGATGAAAATATAAATGTTTAGAGTTGTTTAAATCTTTTGGACTTACTGAATCATACGTATCTAAAGCAATGCTTAAGTTTATTAAGCTATCATGGTGATAAACAACATCATTATTCGATATAAGAATTTTATCACCTTTAATATGTTCAATACCTAAATTAAGAAATCTATTATAGTTAAAGGGTTCGTCTGGAAAGATAAATTTGCATTTAGAAGCTAAAGGTATATTTTTATCTTTTAACTTTGTATTAGTTTCTACGACAACAGCTTCAAATCCTTGTAAAGAGTTTATACACTCTTCCAGCATCATATAATACTCAGGATTAGCTGTATTGGATAATATTAAAACAACCATTCGTCAATTATAATATATAAAGTTATATAATCAATGGTTTCTTCTCTTTAATTCATATATAGAGTTTCCACTACTTAAATGGTGTTCTTCGGTCATAAAACATACATCTTCTTNACCGATATATAAATTTAAAGCTTTGTATAAACCGTGCATGTCCATCAATCCAGGTCTAGGTGGGTTGCTTAATAAACTAATACACGCTTTTTTTAATTTAAGTATGTATTTGAATGGTAAAAAATATATACAATCATTAACAAATCTCATGTTATCCCAATGATCTTTCTCTCGGCATAAAAAGTTAAATTTGTTTAAATTAAACGTTAACTCTTTTAATTTACCTTTGTTAAAAAATATATCAAACCGGGTAAATAAAACGTAATCTAAATTTTCTTCTTCAATTTGTTCAATACTTTTAATAAACGTTTTAATCTGATGAGAGTTTTTAATATTAAAAAATTGGCAAGATTCTGGCTTATAAAAATCTATTATATTATGAGTTTCAGATGAAAGATAGCTTGTAAGGTAAACTTTTGTATCAAACTTTGCTAACGNGTTAAGTAACTCTTCTGTATAATTGTCTTTACAATCAATATATGATCTAGATATAGGCCATCTTTGATTATGTACAAGGTGGCTAATACCTACTAAGCATATACCCAATTTCATTTTTTCTTTATATCTTTTAAAGATTGTATTACTTGTTCTTTAGTAACAAATGGTGGTTGGTTAGGATAATGACCATGCTTTTTAAGATAAATTTCTCTACCACCAAACACGTTCTTTTGCCATTGTTCAGTTTTGTTTGCAATGGATGAGTTATCAATTGCACCTGGAGCTTCAGTTAAATATTTCTCACTATCAGCAATATCAGCAAACCACCAGAATGGTGGGTGGTAACCTGCTTTAATAATACGATATGTATGATCTACATGTTCCCAGGCATTATAAAACTCTTCATCAATATAACCAACCTTTTCAAGCACTTCCCGGGTAAAGAACGAAAACATTGCTACTGTATGTTCAAACAAAGCAATCTTAATATCATTACCATAATCTATAATAAGTTTAGGGTTAGGTTCACTATGCTGATCAAGTAAATGTCTATTATGTAGATCAAAGTTTTGTATAGTTTGTTTACGATTAAATGGTGATCCTGGTCCGTAGTTAAAATGCTGAATACCGCTTGCTTTGTAAGCTTCAATATATTTTTCAAATACAGTAGGATCTTTAATAAGCATATCATCTTCAATGATAAAAATATAATCACAACCAGCATCATATAGATGCTTCATTGCTTTGTTTTTGGATTTTCCAACACCTAAATTAACATCATTTTGTAACCAAACACCCGGCACGTTAATATAGTTATCTGGACTACCATCATTAACTATAACAATCTCGTTTATTACATCTGTAGGTAATGTAGCAAGTAAGCCTTTTAAAAACTCATTTCTGTTACAGGTAATAATACCAACGCCTAGTTTAGCCATACTAGTATTATAACATAATATGATAAATAATCAATATGGCTAGTCTATCATTTAACCAATTACCTGTAGCTGGAGAAGTTCAGAACGGAGATTTCTTTGTAATTGAGAACATAACAGGTGCTAAAAAGTTAGATTACCAAAATTTAATATTTGGTCTTGATAACGTTACATTTGCATCAACTATTTCAGGTCAATCCACTGATATAGTATCATTATCTACTAACTTATACTCTCTTTCTTCTCAAGTATATAGTGAAGTAAACACTTTAGAGAACTTGTTAAATACAACAGTACAAACAGCTACTGCTAACTTTTTAAATATTCTTTATCCAATTAATTGTATAATGTACACAACAAATAATGTTAATCCAGGATTGTATATATACAATACAAGTTGGGATCAAGTATCACAAGGGTTATTTGTAGCAGGTGTAGGTAACGGGGTGGATAAAAATGGGGTTGGTTTAACAGTTGGTGAAGAAAATGCTGCAAGTAATTTTAATGTCGGGGAATATAACCATACATTGTTAGCTGCAGAATTACCAGCGCATACACATGATTTTCAAATTCATTTACAGACTACCAATTCAACTACAAGTTATCAAAACGGTCCACAAGCTGCACCAGCTTACAGATTAGATACTTTAACAACATATACAACTTTTACAAACGCAAATGGAAATCAAAACCATAATAACGTACCACCATTTTACGGTGTATATGTTTGGAAACGCGTAAGTTAATTAAAATAAAATGTCAAGTCTTGGAATATTAAATTTACCACAAACAGATACAATAATTGGTAGTGATTTGTTTATTGTTCAACAGAATAATGTAACAGACCAAGTATCTTTTAATAACTTATTATTTGGTTTAGATAACGCTACATTTGCTCCTACGATATCAGCGCATACAACTCAAATTGCATTTTTATCCACTTCGTTATATTCTTTATCGTCCCAAACTGAATATGAATATAACTACCTTAACAATTTAATTACAACACAAATTAATAATGCGTTTATCAATTTATCTTTAACATTGTATCCTATAAGTAGCATTAAATGTACAAGTGATAATGTAAACCCAGGCACATTAATACCTAATACAGTTTGGAAGTTAGTTAGTAATGGACAGCTTTTGGCAGGTACAGGGTACACTTATCAAAACGGAGCTCCATATACCAATGGTGATAAAAATAGAGATAATGAATTTATATACCCAGGAGCTAATGCAGCAGCTGCTGCAACTCCCGCTGATAATTTATATTATGCAACCTTAACTGCACACCCAGTTGAAGGTGGGGTTTTGTATTACACTCCTGGTTGGGAACCTTTCAACTATGGTGGTTTTACTGCTAATCAAGCAGTACTATTACTTGCAGCAGCTTTTCCAGGTTATTCATTTGCTGGGTTAACTATCTATAATGCAGATGGTACTTATTATAACAACAATCAAGGTAATTTAGATCCAAGTATTTTTGACACTACAACAACTCCATGCCAGTCTAGTTTTTACATGCCTAGTACTAATTTGTATGCAGTAGCAAATTGGGCATTAACAGGTACTGCTGATCCAACTACCCACTACGTTTCATTACAAACCAAAACAATAGGTTTCGGTTCATGTACTTATCAAAATGGTTATGCTCCGACCCACAATGGAGGGTTTCATTATAATGAACCGGTGGTTATAGAAGGTGTTGCATATGCGGGGTATCAGCTTTTAGGATTCACAGTTNAAGGTTCAGGATTTAGTCAGGCTGTAGATACAAGTAAGCCAGGCGAGGTAAGCTTTTATATGCCAGCAAGTAACGTTATTGTAACTGCAAATTATGGTATAGCTCCTACAAACAGTTTAGGTGAATATGCGGTAAAATTAGATGATACACAAATTGCTTCGCATGCACATGATTTTCAAATTCAATTACAATGTACTAACTCTACCAGTTCATATCAAAACGGTCCACAATCTCCTCCAGCATGGCGTTTAGATACATTAACGACATATACATCGTTATCAAATAGTACTACTGATACTCCTCATAATAACGTTCCACCAATTTATGGTACGTATGTTTGGATGAGGATAGCTTAAAACTTAGCGCCAGTTTCTTTTACAAAATCTTTAATTTTTGCTAGTTCAGAAGCCATTGACACTTCTTGCTCTTTAAGAGCTTTTTGTGACTTAATTAATTCTTCCATTTCAGAAATATTTTCTGGATTAAAAAGATTGTCTGGTGAAGTTACATCACCGCCAATTAAATCACCTTCAGCATCCAAATACCATTTAATCATTTGTATACGTTCTTCTGGTTTACCAAAAATTTCAATAATACCTGGACAATCGTCAGCAGGAAAAAAAGGTGTTCTTCCTAAATTATGTTGGTATTGTTGCATCATACTTTTAAACAAAGCATCAATTTCTTTAACGTATATTTCATCAGTTTCTCTTGTACCGTTTTCTTCAATAGCTACTGGTGNTACTTTTGTAATAGGTAGTAAAAATAATATGTCTAAATGTTTATAACTTTCTCTTACAATTGGTATACATTTTTGAATAAACTTTTCATCTATTCTACCCACCTCTTTATCACAACACCATAGCGAGTAAACTAAATTATCCAAAGCACATCTATCAAAGATGACGTAATCTTCTTTTTTATAACTTTGTAAATCTTCAACAATTAGGTTAAGATACTTCCATTGGGTATCTTTAGTAGTCTTTTTACTGTGAGGTGATTTATTCTTCTTAATATAATCACGATAAGAATTACCGCCTACTTTGTACATAGGCCAATTAGCGACAAAATCTCTGATTAGGGTGGACTTACCCTGATTTGCAGTCCCGGAAATAGCAATNCGCATATAAAGACTTATTTAGTCTCTATATTATATCAAGTATTAAGGAAAGAACTTTGTCGGTTTAACTTGAGATTCTAACCCTGCTCTTGTTTTAACCCCGTCAACCATTTCATCACAATCTTCATCTTCATCATCTTGTGATGGTGCTGGTGCTGGTGCTGGTGCTGGGTTTTTAATTCCGGCGGTTAAAGCGTCAAACGATTTATTTAATGCNTTTTTAAAAGCATTAATACTAGTAGGAGATATTTTATTTAAATCTATTCCTAAACCTTTCATATCATTAAAAATTTCTTGAGAAGTATCATCAAGCTTTTTCATAGCTGTTNCTCTGTAAGATTNAATTTTAGCTAAATCACCTTGTATTGCACCTGCACGTCTTTGTTGTTGTGCTGCTTGAACCCCAGCAGTATCACCTTTAACTCCTGCAACTGCTCCTTTAGCAATACCAGCAGCTTGATTACCAAGCCCTTTTACTGCACCAACTGCTTGAGCCCCACGAGCTTTCAATCTATCAAACAAGCCTTCTTGTATAATCTCTTGTGTAGCAGAAGTACCTTTGTACGTCTCGTAAATTTGATGCATATCTTTGTTCATATAATATTATTTATTAAATAATTTTATGAAATACGTGTTTTATTTACTATTATGTTTTACTATATTAGGTTGTAGTATTGTACCAAGTGTGCCTAATTTTAGCAGTTCTGGTAAAATTCCAGACAGTAATATATCAAAAAATGCTGTTATAGTTGTTAAAGCGGAAGAAAGTAAAAAGCAAGTTGATCAAATGGCTGAAGCTAATAAAAAAGTTGAACAAGCTCGTCAAGAGATGGAAGTCAGATATGCTACATTTCGAAACGATTTACAAAAAGCATATGATAATTTAAAAAAGCAAGATGATGAAAATTTTGATAAAATTGGTCAATTAAATTACGGGGTATACATGGTAACCCAAGAGAAAAAGAAACTAGATATGAACACTCTTGTAGCTCATTTACGCGCAAAAGAAATAATGAATCGTACAGATAGAACTTCACCGGAACAAAAAGCTGCTATTACTGCTGAAATTAACAAAGAAAAATTAATGACAATTGATCAACTGTATACCAAATATAACGGTGCGGTTGAATTAGCTATTGTACAAAAACAAGCATTAGATAATGCTCAAGCAGTTATTGATCAAAAAGAAAAAGAAAAAGCAGCAATTCGAGATGCTGAAAAAGTTACTTTAGATAGACTACAATCTGAAAGAAATGCAGAATTGGATAAAATTAAAAGAGATGCCTCTGATCAACTTGCTTTAGCAAAAGCAGCACAGAAAGCAGAATTGGTTGGATTAATNGTTAAATCTTTACTTGGTGTTGGTATTTTATTCCTAGTACTTGCAATACTATTAAAGAGTATAACAATGGGTATNGGTTCAATAGCTTCATTAGCTTTAGCTTATGTTGCTGCAACAGTTGAAATGTGGATAGTTGGAACTTCATTAGGTGGTATAATACTAATAGCTTTAGTAGTAGAAGTAATTATACATCAAAGTAAAGCTAAAAAACTAGCAACTAGACCACCAGAAACCTCAAGTACTACTTAAGATCTAAGAAGTACTGTAAGTGATTAAGCTCAATCTCAATATCAGCCACAATGTTGAGTAAGTCCTGATCCTCTTGACTGCACACTTCAGTTCTAAGATATGATAATAGCTCTCTCTTCTTATTGCTTATAATCTTTTTAACGTTCTCTTGGTCCGTTAACGAATCTATTTCGAAATGGTAAACCTTATTTTCCAATGATTTACCATACTTTCCGTAGTATGTTTCAACAAACAAATCAAACTGTTCGTCTAAATTTTGGTAAGCCTTGTTTAAGGCTTTATGCTGAGCATATGAAAACGTTTGCCAGTGATATACTTTAANCTGGTTAAGAAACGATAAGAACGGTACTAACTTCATAGAGTTATTTAGTCATCAGATAAGGTATTTGTTTCGTTTTCAATCCAGTCTAAATGATGATTTTGTGGTTTAACAAAGCTTGCAGCTAGTAAAAACCTTTCAAATTGCTCTACAATTTGTGGTAAAGTTGTTTCACCATCTATAGCTACTTCAACTTTATGCGCAGGAGTTTCATCATCAAATGATGAATCTGGTACATATTGATAGATGAATTTAAAGCATGTACGTTTTGTTTCTTCTTTGTTTAACATATTGTAATTATATTGTTGTTCCTTAATTAAACCTTAAGGGCTTGGTTATTATAAATAATAATGTGAGACATTATGCAAAACATTATTTGATGGTAAAAACTCATTGCAATACAGGTTTAAAGTATCTTTGTAAAAAATCAACTGATAATATTGAAAGTTGTTATACATATACAGGTTCCGGAAAGTACTGGAGAAATCATCTAAAAAAACATGGTTATAACATTATTACTAAAATAATTGAAATTTGTGATTCAAAAAAAGATTTAACAGAAAAAGGAATATATTGGAGTAGAAAATTAAATGTTGTAAATTCAGAAGAGTTTGCTAACTTAGTTGAAGAAAGAGGTGATGGCGGTCCAACTATGCTTGGAAGAAAAATAACACCAGCTCAAAAGAAAAGACAAAAAATATCATTAAACAATTATTGGAGCAATATTACCAAAGAACAAAGAGAACAGAGAAAAGATGCTAATAGAAAAGGTCACGAAATATTTAGATATACTACACCGATGGGTATATTTACTAATGCATATAATGCTGCCAAAATCTGTAAATGTTCTAATGTTACAATTATTAATCGATGTAAAGTAGATACTGATAAAAAAATAACCTCCAAGAAATATTGGAGGTTTGGCTGGAAGGGTAAAACATGGCGTGAATTAGGTTGGTATTCAGAATTATTATACGCGTAATGCTAAATCCCAGACCTGCAAGTGCATTCTATTTGAGAATTTAAANNNATACTTCTTACAAAGATCAGCTACTACAGGTCCTACCTCTAATAGTTCTTTACGACTACCGCAGCATGGCATAATCCATACTTGACTTGTACGTAAACCAANATCTGGATTATTAAGATAGTTTTCTAACACTTCATCTAAATCTGATTCTTGTTTAGCAACAAACTTAAAACACGCATCATGCTCAACTAAATAACGTAATACTTCTGGTTTAAAACGTTTATCAGCTGGATCACCATTACTAGATAATTTAGGCGATGTTGTATACGTTACATTGCAACCAATACAATGCCATTCTTTATCAGGCATAATTGTACCGTTTGTTTCAAAGTCAATATGTAATTGAGGTNTTTCAATATCATCAAGAGTTAATGCTTGACTATAATTTGCAAATCCCCAACGATCTCTAATAAACTTTACAAATTCAATTAAATTCTTTTGCTGAATAAAAGGCTCTCCTCCAGTTAACTTTAATATAGCACCGTCTTTTAAGCGTTCGTGATATTCATTCTTTTCAAAGAGCTGAGCCACTTCTTCGAACGTCATTTTGTTTTTCTTAGACCAGCTAATATAAGAGTCACAACCAAAAGGAGAATCTTCACTCTTAAAACCTATACACGTTAAGGTACACATTGACATCCTCATAAACACTGAAGGGTAGCCAATATAACGGCCTTCTCCTTCAAGTGTATAAAACACAAAATCATCTGATAGGATAAGGTTTTTTTGCCTGGTATTAACGTTGTTCATGCTTATATATTATAGGTAATACTTAGAAAATCAACGCAAGTTACATAAATATTAATATGTCTAGTATAGGGTTTGTATATATCTGGTTTGATACTATTAAAAAGATGTTTTATATTGGCTCTCATAATGGTCTAAAAAATGATGGTTATATATGTACATCTAAACGTATGCTACGTGCTTATCGAAAACGGCCTTATTCCTTTAAAAGACGTATTCTTGAATATAATTTGAGTAATGATAAAAAGAATACACTGATATTAGAGCAAAAATGGCTGAATATGATTAAATCTGAGGAGCTTTGTTATGGTAAGAGGCCTCGTTACTATAATATAAAAAGATTTGCGGCTGGAGGCGACACTCTTGCTGATCTTGATCCAAAAACTCGAATAAATATTATAAAAAAACGATACGGCAAAAAACATAGTAATGCAATAAAAGCCGCTATTAAGCGACGAACCCCTGAACAAAAAGCCCTACATAAACAGCGGAGAATAGTATCTTTACAAAAGATATATTCTAAACCAGGTTATATCAATTATCAATGCCGGCCATACAGATTTTACGTAAATGGGGTAGAAAAAGGAATATATACCCGAAAGTTAGATCTTAATGAAAAATACTTGCTTGAATCTGGGTGCGTGTATATATTGTTTAAGAAGGGAGTGTTTACTTTTAAAAAAAATTGTAAAAACAGACGTAATCCGTTTACTGCTGGAGACACTCTTTCAGTGTCGTATATTATATAATGGTTTTTTAGCTTTTCCAGCCGCTTTGTGGTTCAGATTCATATATTGCACTATTGCCTTCATGTTCCCAAACTTCTACTTTAGAGNACCAACAACGGTTCTGGGTGAGGTTGTCTATATAATCATTTGCCATATTATAGTATTGTTCCTTTAATATCCACAGCTGTGTTATAAATAATTACGATGTCCAAATCTAAATTCCGTAAAGGGAGAAAAAGTGGTGGGTAT